CACGTGCGATGACCTGTCGTTTTTTATGGCAGAGTTCGACAATTTGGTCGCCACTTTCAGGGACCTGGCCTCTCAAGGGGCCCATCTCACCGTGGAGCAGATCGTAGAAGATCTTATGCCGGATGAAGGTATGGATCACAAGACCCTGATGGATCACTGTTTCGCGCTCGCCTTCCCATTTGCGATCCTGCTGCAGCGGGCGGTGATGGGGTGAACGTCCGCAGCGCCGTCTTTGCCCCGCTGCGCCACGTTGCGGACCTCATCTACCGCTTCAATGACATCTACTGCGTCCAGTACGTCGGATGTACGTACGGCCTCTGGCCCGAAGAGTCGGCGCAGTGACCGTCCCCAACCCCGCGGCCATAGAGTGGATGGAGCTCGAGCTCAGGCTCGACGCCACCATCACTGTGGGCTCTTACCAACCCGGACCTGAGCCCACCGAGTGGATCAAACCGGGGTGTGCAGGCAAGATACATTTTCGTGGTATGCCGGATGAGAATCAACTCCGCGCGGCTTACCAGTATTTGCAGTCATATACGATCGCTCCTGCGCTCGAAGAGGTCATTTCGCAGGTACAGGGCCAATTGGTTGAGCGGCGAAGGGCGGGATGACCCTTTCTGCCTCTTCTGGTTCCTTTAGGTCAATTTGACTCCGATTTGACTCCCACTTGACTATTCTTGTTGTCATGAGATACGTTGCTTTCTAGAACCCCGAGTACCGGGGTCACAAGGAAAGGAACACTACTATGGCACAGCGCACCGTTCGCGTTGACGATCTGGATGGGACGACCGAGGATGCGCGTCCTGTCACCTTCTCACTGGAGGGGGTGACCTATGACATTGACCTTGCCGAGCCGCATGTCGAACAGCTGCGAAAGGCTCTCTCTACATTCATTGACGCCGCCCGCGCCAGGCAGAAGGCCAAGCCGGATTCACGGCCGAAGCTCGACCGTGAGCAACTGGCCGCAATCCGCAGGTGGGGACATGCCAATGACTACGAGTTCTCCGACCAGGGCCGCATCCCCAACCACGTGATGGAGGCCTACGAAAAGTTCGCACACCCGTCGAAGCGAGAGCGCAGCGGAAGCGGCATCTTCTCTTCGGCGTAGCCCGTATCACCAACAATTGAATAAAGAAAGACCCCCGAACTGTAGCCTTCGTTCGGGGGTCTTTCGCGTGTCTGTCTCCCCTATACCCTATACTAGGGATAACACCAGTACCCAGAAGGAGACAAACATGAGTAAGAGATCTACCGTATCCCCCAACAAGACTTCCCTACAGAAGTTGGCAGGTCTGGCCGGTAAAGAGGTCGCCAAACCCACTCGGTCAACGGTGGCCATGCGTAAGGCCCAGTTGTTGGCCGACCTGGACGGGTTCGATGGTCCCCGACTGTGGCAACTGAAGGAAGAGTTGTCCAGTTTCGTCGATCTGATCACCATGTCTATCGGTGATGGGGCTATCCTCGACGAGTCGAATGCTTTCACCCTGATGACCCAGGCCTTGTCCCGGCGTAACATCACCGAGTTCATGGAGGTCTGTCACAGCAGGATCAAAGAAGTCTTCTTCAGTCACCTCAACGCGACGTTCGAAGAGGAAGGTGAGGAGGATCCGGAAGCCGTCAGTGGTTCTGTCGAGGTACCCTCACTGGGGATGAAGTTCTGTCGCGAGGGTGCCGGACGTACCACACCTTCTGTCGATGAGGGTATCCTGCGTGAAGCTCTTGGTGACCGGTGGAAAGAGGTCTACCGCGAGGAGATCATTCCGGCCCAGAAGATACGGACACTCGACTACGACAGGCTGTGGGAACTGGTCGGCGAAGAGCCCGGCCTGATGGAGAAGCTGCGCGAAGCGCTGGAGCCCGGTGCACTCAAGAACGCGCGGCTGGTCCTGCGGCCGATGGACACCTGAGGAATTGAGGCCGGACGCGTGCGTGTCCGGCACACATAATGAATACGATAGAGGGAGTATCCGTGTCAGAGGCCGATGAGACCGCGGTGCCCGCGGATCAACGACAGCCCCACCGTGCGCAGCTGGAGAGTCAGAAGTGGGCGAAGGAGAAGCGTGCGCGCATCGAATCGCGCCTGAGCGAGCTGGTCGGCAACTATGAGCGACAGCAGCAGATCTTGGACATGCCGGACTCCAGCCTGGTGGCGGGGATAGAGCGCTGGTATTCGGCGGCTGAGACTGCGCGCTTCTTCGGCAGGACCAACCAGTGGATCTATGACCGGCTGCGTAAAGAGAAGTTCCGCTATCGCGACGGCACCTTCATCAAGCCGATCCAGTTCAGCGAAAAGGTAACCTTCATCAAGAAAGATCCGGAGACCGGGGAGAAGGAGGAGGTTACCGAGGAGCGCCTCGGCCCGTACCGTTTCACCCTGCCGCTCATCTTGGAAATTGCGCAGAGCTGCTACCGTGATGGAACCGTAAAAATGAACGAACTCAAAGTGATTCGTCGACGAGTCGCCGAGGCCGAGTTCGAGGAGATCCTGTGTGACCCAGATGAGTGATGAGAGTTTGCGCAAGACCATTGCCTACTATTTGGGCGGTGCTCTTGTGGCGCGCCAAAACAAGGATTCGGCCATCTCGCGTGAGTCAGCCCTACAGGTCGCCGATTTGGTATTGCAGGGTATCAGCCGGGCTGGCTATATGTTGACCCCGGGAACCATGCCGTGAGCTTGATTGATGGCCGGACCGTCAGGTTCCGGGGGAAAGACGAGCAGTGGTTGCCGACGCTTTCTGATCCCAATTATGAAGTGTCTGACTACGGTCGTGTTCGTTCGCTGGATCGGGCAATTGTGGACACCCGGGGGCACAGGTATGAGTTGCCGGGTCGGATATTGGTTCCGGTTCGCGTTGGGCGAGGCCGGGGGCATTTGCGCGTTAAGTTGTCCGGTGGTCGGGGATACTATGTTCATCGTTTGGTTTTGGAGGCATTCCGCGGGACGTGTCCACCGGGGCAAGAGTGTTGTCACGATAATGATGATCCGGCAGACAATAGGTTGGTTAATTTGCGATGGGACACTAGACCGGCGAACATAAGGGATCAAATCAAAAACGGGCTACATCATTCGGCCAATAGAACTCATTGCAGGCATGGTCATCTACTCGCTGATGAGAATCTTGGCATCACAACGGATGGGAAGAATCGGCGATACTGTAAGGCATGTAATCGACGGCGGACGAGGGAGTTCAGACAGAGGAGATGTGCTGCGTGAGTCTTATAGACGGAAGAAGGGTGCAGTTTAGGGGGAAGCCGGATTGGTTTGGAATCGTCCAGGGCGACTCGTATACGCCGGGCACAGTACGCGTGTCTTGGATCGCTCCGGCCACACGCACCGGGATACACCGCATAGCCGATCTGGAGGTTACTGACGAACCCCCTACTCAGGAGGAGTTGGCGAAGATGGTGGAGCCTCCTCGAGTCCACAGGAACGCCGACGGCACCACGTTTCACGAATGAGCCTAGAACGGCGGCTACTTTCGACACTTGCGGCGGACCCGGACGCCATTGCGCGCGTCTGGGATATGGGTTTACGTTCGGCCGCTTTCGAAGAGCCCTTCAGCCAGTACGTCTACAGCTTCATCATCGATTACTGGCGATCCAGCCAGATGACCTCGGCACCGACCGCGTATGCCATCGAGACCGAGCGTCCCGGATTCAAGGTCATCGCCGACGACGACGAAGAGCTTGAAGAGGCGTGGTGGCTGGCCGAACAGTTGATCAAGCGGTTCTCCACCAACCGGGTGCAGGAGATGATGCGCGCAGCCGTATCGACCTGTGTCTCCGATCCGGTCGGCACTCTCAAGCAGCTGCAAGCTGCCACATACGAGGCAGCCGACCAGATCACGCCGCGTCACTCCCGGTCAGACATGACCGACTTCCAGTCCCGCCGACGTCGGTATAGGCAGGAGGAAGAGCACGAGTCCGGCGTCACCTTGGGCTTGACGGAACTGGATGAACAGGTCGGCTACCTACGGCCTGGAGAGCTGGCGGTCGTCGGCGCATATGCCAAGGTTGGTAAAACTATGTGGCTGCTCAATGCCGCGGCGAAGGCTCGCATCGCTGGTCACACCCCTATTGTGTTTTCCCTGGAGATGTCGATTGACGAAATTGAGGACAGGCTGGATGCCATGCTTTCCGGTGTGAGTTACAACCGGCTGTCCAAGCGCAAACTGTCGGCTCCCGAATTGGAGCACTTGCATGGGTGTCAAGAGTTGGTAGCCAACATGGGCCCCGTTCATGTCGAGTCGCCAGACCAGGGTGAGCGCACCGTGGCTCATCTCACGGCGCGTACCCGAAATATTGGAGCTGATTATCTCATCATCGACCAGCTCTCCCATATGGAGGAGACGATTGATGCGCGTAGCGAAAAGCAGCGCGTCGGAAGTATCCTCAAACAACTCAACAGGGAGATCGGCCGGGAATCCCGTGGCAAGCTGCCCTGTCTGCTGGCCTGTCAGCTCAACCGGACGAGCCTGGAGCGTCCTGAAGGTCCCCAGATCAGTGATTTTGCAGATGCGGCCGAGGTGGAACGCGAGGCCGATCTCTTGCTGGCTCTGTCGCGAAATCAGGAGATGTATCACAACCGGATGATGCGTATGAGTGTCCTCGGGACCCGTAGAGGTCAGATGGCCAGTTGGCCTCTGCACTGGGACCTAGTTGACCAGACCCTGATAGATCATGTACGCGCTGCGGATGGGACGATAGAGAGGATTGCGCGGTGACGAAGCTGTGGGTGGATGATCTACGTGAGCCGCCAGATGGCTGGGAATGGGCCAAGACTTCCCAGGATGCTATCAACTTGTTGGATTACCACAGTAATGGCGTTCCAGTGGAGGAGATGAGCCTAGATCATGATCTTGGCGGCGACGACACCACCCGTCCGATCATCTTGTGGCTGTGCGAAGAGGACTGGCTATGGTGGCCAGAGATTCACGTGCACAGCGCCAATCCCGTAGGTCGCGAATGGTTGGAGGGAATGATCAAGAGGTACAAGCCATGAGTTTCCGCGCCGTCTGTGAGTGTGGCTACCTCTCACGAGAACTGAATTTCCGCATATCTGCTGAGGTGGTAGCCGAACACCACGCAATCAAAGAGGGGCATCTGCCCCGGATCACCGGAAGGGAGGTGCCCTATGGAAACACGACTGTACGACCTATACCGAGATTACGAAAGAAGGCTCGATGCGCGGCAGATACTTGACCACTATGGAGCTTCAAACGTAACAGAAATAGTGGCGGCGGATGGCAGTACAGAACTAATACATTCTTGCTTAATTGATCGTGTTCAGCCACATCATGCGAATGGAGATGCGCATCCGAGTGCTGCACTCAATATCGATAAGAATTTGTACGTTTGTTACAACTACTGGGGAGGGAGCCTCCTTCGTTTGATTATGATGCTAGAGGGGGTAGAAGACCTCAACGGCATCATGCCCGTGGTTGGTGGATTCCTCACCGGTGCCACCAAGGACGAAGTCAGTCTCCGCGAGGAGTTTGAGGCGGTGTTCGCCGAATCGGTCTATTCCGTCGACTTGCCCAGCTACAGCGAGCGCGTGCTAGGCCCATGGATGCTGGCCCACCCTTACATGTACGACGTTCGCGGCATCAGCATGGAGGCTCACACTCGCCTCAAGATCGGATTTGATGAGAAGGAGAATCGGATCGTCTTCCCGCATTTCTGGGACGGCCGCCTCGTGGGCTGGCAGAAACGTGCAGTGCCCGGCGCCCCCGGCTGGCCGGGCACCTGTCCGGATTGGCCCAAGTACCGCAGCAGCTCAGGCTTCCCCAAGAGCGAGACGCTTTATGGCTACGACGAGGCCAAGCGGATCAAGTCTCGTCAGGTGGTGGTGGTCGAGTCTCCGATGAGCGTGGCCAAGGCGATAAGTCTGTGGATTGGGATCCCGGTCCTCGCCACCTTTGGCGCCAAGGTCAGCCAGACTCAGATCGATCTCTTGAAGGATTTCGATTACGTTACGGTTTGGTTCGATGACGATCCGGCTGGGCATGCGGGCGAACGCAAGATTGTCGAGAATCTATACCGTCATACCAGCGTCGGGGTGGTCATCCCTGATCCAGGTATGGATATGGCTGATTATTCTGATGGAGAGTCGGTCTGTAACAAGTTAGACTCTGAGATGCCGGCAGCCTTCTGGCTGGCCGAGCGTGACCGAGAGGAGCTGTCTCTGTGACTGCGAAGAAGAGTACGGAGCGCGACGATGTCGAGTTGCGCGAAGACGGCACCCGTCATCTGATCCGTCCGGCCCTGAGCCCGATCAAGCAGAAGATCCTCTCCAACCACGCGGATTGGAAGCAGAAGGCGGCCGTCCACGAGGAAGTTAAGATCCGGCGCATAGCCTTCAAGAAAGAGCAGCAGCGTAAGAAGGGCTGGCCTGCCGATAAATCACCCGTGTAGTTGTCTACCGATGTATTCGGTGTATGCGGGCGGGATCGCCTGAGATAGCTCTTCTCTGGTCATCCAGTCGATGCCCATTGCTCTCTGTTGGACATCTACTGGGATGCGCCAGACGCCGATCTCTACTGTTTTACGCAGATTAGTGCGGTTTGTTGCAGGTGGAAACCGTGGCGTCCAGATTGAGTGATCACAGGGGATGGAGTCCAGTTCAAGATTAGATTCAAACAGCCTGTGACGCTGAACGTCTAACTCGAACATGCTGCCGCATAGCTTGATCGGTCCGAGGAGTTCCGGCCTAGCTTGTTCGACATTCTCAATGACGTAGGGCAGTTCTGTAGCCGTGAGTAGTTCGCGGATTGCGGGAATGAGGTTCGGGTAGTTATCACCAACCCCGTGGCCCTTGCGCCGGTAGGCGGTGAACGCCTGGCACGGCGGGGAAGCGTGGATGGCGTCGAACTCAGCTCCGTGGATTGGCAAGAACTCCAGTGCATTCTTTTCGTGGAACTCAAACGGATAGTTGGGCTGCGGATTGATGTCTACCCCAACTATCTCGAAGCCCGCCCGGTGGTAGCCCATCGCAGCGCCCCCGGCACCGCAGAACAGATCCAGCAGTAGAGGCACATCTTATACCCTACCTGATCTCATGACCTCTAGATTTAGGTCAGCCGCATCTGTCGGTCGATTCCTGTAGGATCTCTTATGCACCTATCGGTGCTATCTGATCTGGTACTGGATACAGGAGAACCATGGCTTTCGTGGGCGGTTTGGCAGCATTTGAAAACGTAATCCGGGAAGGTAAGGAGCGTAGCGGCGGATCCTTCGGTCCGCGCCTGAACTACTACTCCTGGAAGGACGGCGACGTTAAGATCGTCAGATTCCTGACGGACGAGCCGATCGTCGGCAACTTTGCCGAATGGGTGATCACCAACGACGGCAAGTCGGCAGACTTCCTTCTCGACCCCGACGGCACGAACTGGGTCGAACACTTCGGTGGCAAGTCCCGCGAGCGCGGGACTAGCGGTCAGCTCATCACTCCCAAGGTGAGCAAGCGCGGCGTTGGTGTCGCGGTATTGCGCGCCGAGCGCCCCAAGGCGGGCGGCGGCACAGAGATCATCGATCACACCAGCAGCTTCGAGGCCAAGGACGGGAAGACCTATCAGTCCCGTTACTTCGGCATCGTCAAGCTGTCGATAGGCAATTTCTGGGAGCAGTTGATCGGCATCAGCAAGCGCAATGGGACCATCTGCGACCGTGATTTCGAGATTCGCCGTGTCGGCGCGGATCTGCATACGAAGTATGAGATCTCCCCCATCGACCCGATCGAGGAGCTGCGCGACCCGGAGGTTGTCAGGCAGTTTTACGGTTATGGCCGTCCCCACAATGCCGAGGACGCTGACCGTTTCCTCTACTGCCCGATGACGCTGCCCGAGTGGTGTGACTACTACTCCGGTGAGGAGCGGGCCAGGCGGCTGCTGGTTCCTAAGAATGGCGGCCCGGTCGCGACCCAGCCTGCGGATTTCAGCAGGTATGCATCGCCGCCGATCACCGTTACCGCGGCAGCGAATGGGGTGGGGGGTAACGATACCGTCCGTCCGAACACTTCTAACCCCGGCGGCCCCTGGGCCGGTGCCGAGGATGAGGCTCAGGCCGTTCCTTCGTCGACGAGTTCGTTTGCGGACCTCCGGTCCAAACTTATGCCGCATTTGGACAAGTGACCACCCACCCCGTTTAAAACCCCTCGGAGGGTGGCCGAGTCCCAGGGCTAAGGGGTTGGTCCTGGGGCCACGGTGGAACCTGAGCCCTATCCATCAGCTCAGGTTCCTCCAGGGCAGTTCGGTTGGAAGGAAAGATGACAGGTCTTGAGTGGCGTCCTGTGGTGGGATTTGAGGGACTGTACGAGGTATCTGAGGACGGAAGAGTGAGGTCTTTGCCTCGGGTAGTGGTTGACACTCTCGGTCGTCATCAACATCGTAAAGGTAAAGAAATCAGTCCATGTTGGACCGGGGGCGACAGGGGACACCTTCAAGTCAGATTGAGTCGCGAGGGGTCGTCTACTTCTTATCTTCTGCACCACTTAGTCCTACAAGCTTTTGTGGGGTTCCCTGCACAAGAGGGCGCGAAGGGTCTGCATCGGGACGATGATCCTAGCAACAATTATCCTAACAATTTGTATTGGGGCACGATGCAGGACAATGCCCTTGACCGAGTGAGAAACGGCAAGGATGCCAATGCCCGCAAGATCACCTGCAAAAGGGGCCACCTACTAGAGGCACCCAATCTTAACATTGGCAGCGGAGGACAGAGGAATTGTCGGGTTTGTAAACTCGCTCTAGGCGCTGCGCGCTATCAGAAGAATAGCGACGAAGGATACATCCAGTCAGTTGCCGACCAAAAATATGATGAGATTATGGCTGGTGTATTTTGAGCCAGCAGGTGGGGCTCCACGTCCACAGTGAGGGAAGTTTTCTTGATGGTTATAGTCGGGTCACAGACATTGTTAAGAGAGCCAAAGAATTAGGACAGTCAGCTGTAGCCCTAACTGATCATGGCGAGGTAAACCAGCATCTAGCGTTTCAGCGGGCGTGTGATGCAGGTGGTATTAAGCCTCTGCTGGGGATGGAAGGATATTGGATCGATAATATTACCGCTGCCCGAGAGGCCAAGAAATATCCATCCAGTCTTTCTCACATCTGCTTGATCGCCCAAAGCAACAGGGGGTTGACAAATTTGTGGGCGTTGGCCTCGGTTGCCTATGACAAGAATCACTTTTATCACCGACCGCTAGCCGATATTGATCTATTGCGTGAGTACTCTGAGGGCGTTCTGGCCAGTGATGGATGCATGATTACTGAATTGTCTCGAAAGATCGAGGCGGGGGACGAGGACGCCGCCCGACAGATTCTTGGGCAGCTGCTCTCAGTATATGGAGATCGGTTCTATAGCGAGTTGCATACGTGGTGTTATGTCGACCCCAAGAATGACGAGCAACGGCGTCTGAATACCCTCATGACTCAGATCAATCAAGCCAAGGTCAGATTGGCTACTGAGATGGGCATCCCGCTAGTCGTGGTTAATGATGCTCATCACGCCCGTCCCGAGGATTGGTACAACAAGGAGCTGGTCTGGCAATTCAGTACGCATAAAAACCCTGATCAGCAAGAAGATATAGGCCAGAAGGCCGATCACATGATGGGCGATGAAGAACTTTACTTCTGGATGGCCAAGCACGGTATCTCTAGCACCGTGGTCGATGAGGCCATTAAGAACAGCGCCATCATCGCCAATGCTTGCAACGTCGAGATTAAACGCACGCTGGATATGCCCCGGTTGACTCAAAGTGACGACGACGACCTCAGGATGTTGCTGGATTCTGTCGAGAGGGGGTTTCGGGCCAAGGTTGTTGCCGAGGGCCTTCCCGAGGAGGTCTACGCCCAGCGTCTCGAAGAAGAGTTGACACTGATTTCGCAAAAGTCCTTTGCCGGGTATTTCAATGTGGTGAAGGACTATGTCGACGCCGCCGTGACGGGAGAATGGGCGCCGTATGTCAAGGGTACTGCGCACGCTCCGATGCTTTGTGGTCCAGGTCGTGGATCTGCTGGAGGTTGTCTGGTTGCTTATCTTCTGGGCATCACTTCCCTCGATCCGATTCATTATGACCTTCTGTTCGAGAGGTTTTTGGCGCCAGGCCGCAAGGACTGGCCGGACATCGACTGTGATTTTCCCCAGTCCATGCGGCCAGATGCCAAGTCCTACCTCGAAACCCGATATGGACATGACCACGTCTGCACCATTGCGACCCTGAGCCGGTCCAAGCCCAAGGGCATCCTCAAGGATCTCGGCCGGGCGCTGAAGATTCCGCTGGCAGACATCATCAAGATGAGCAAGATCATTGAGCAGGTGCAGGCGGTCGAGACTGAGGTCGAAGAGGGTGAAGACGAGCCCTCGTGGGAAGAGGTCATCGAGAAGAAGGGTGGTGAGCTGGCCGATTGGGCCCGCCAGTACCCCCTGTTGTTTCAGAAGGTCAATGAGATGGTCGGGACCGTAAGACAATCCGGCCTACACCCCTCCGGTGTGGTGGTGAGCAACAAGCCGCTGTTGGGCACCATTCCTCTGCGTACCAAGAACAGCCAGATGATCACCCAGTTCGACATGTACGAGGTTGAGGAGTTGGGTGCGGTCAAGCTGGATCTATTGGGTTTGCGTCACCTCGACACCCTGATGCACGCACGCGACTTGGTTTACGACC